GGTCCTTCAGGTAGTTCTGGTGGTCCAGGTCAAGGAAGGTGAACCCAGCCCGGCGCAACTGGTCGAAGGACGCCGTCGCGTGCACGCTGTCGTTCCAGTAGGTGCCGGTGTCGGTGTTCTCGTTCGAGCCCTCTTCGCGCACGACGTGGAGCATGGGGACGACGAAGGGGCCCCGGTAGGCCTTGCCCGTGCCGGTGCCCTCGTCGTAGATGTCGTCCATCACCGACGCCTCGCTGTAGAAGCGATACCAGTCGACGCTGTCGCCGGTCTCCCCCTGCCGACCGCGCAGCCCCGAGTTGATCTCGTTCTGCTCGAAGTCGACGGAGAACCGGCCCCGCTTCCAGTCCAGGCGGCTCATGAGTGGGTCACCGGGATGAGCATGTTGCGGTCGATGTCGTTGGCCGCTGCGATGCGGTGATGGCCGTCGTTGATGATCGACTTGCCGTCACGCTGCTTCAGGGACACAGGCCAGCGAACGCCGGTCTGCCGGATGCTGTCGTGCAGCGACGGCTCCTTGGACTTCTTCTTGCGGCCCATCTGGTAGGCCACGTCCATCGGCATCTTCGACTCGCTCAACTTCCGGTCCCAGCCCTGCGCGGCGCGGCTGGCCGGGAAGTCGCCGGGGATGCTCATCAGTTCGTGGGCCGGACGGAGCATGTCCAACTGCTCCCCGAACTCCGACGGGTGCAGGTGCTCGCTGGCAGCCATCAGTAGCCCCAGGAGCCGAAGAGCGGGCTCGGGATCCCGGACTCGTCCTGGTCGCGCTTGTCGATCTTCGGCAACTGGCGGGTCGGCAGACGGTGGTCGTCGTACTCGCGCTCGGTGAAGACCGGGATGAGACGACCGGTGGTCCGGCTGACCCGACGCAGGGTGCCGACCTCGATGCGGTGCAGCCCGACGTTCAACTGCTTGCACAGGTCGGTGTACTTCTCCGTCAGGACGTCGATCTGGTGCCGCAACTGGGCGTAGCGCTGGCTACGCGGGACGGAGGTGCCCTCGGCGGTCTGGATGTCGATGTCGGTGCTGGCGTCCGTGGAGAGAGCCCACAGCGCCTCGATGGTGGCCAGCAGGGCCACGAGCAACTCCTCGACCTCCGGGAGCGTCTCCAGCGTCATGGCCTCATCCACGTACTCGATGAAGCCGTGCTCGTCCCGGTAGCGGGTCGAGACCAGGACACCGTGCGTGTGCTGGGTGAAGGCGTCGTGGACGTAGTGGCCGATCTCCTCGTCCGTGAAGAGGCCGGTGCACGTCCCCTCGACCATGAAGACCGTTGCGTCCTCGGGGGCCTCGTCGAAGGCGATGGTCCCCTCCTGGCCGTCCAGGGTGAAGTCCGTGCCGGTGATCAGCAGGACGACGTCGCCCCCGTGGATCTTGGTGACCGAGACCCCCACGACGTTGGTCGCAGGCAGGTCGAAGACCGTCTGCTCCCCGTCCGCCCGCAGGCTGGCGCGGAAGTGCTGCTCGAAGTCGCCCAACTCACGGCGAACCCTTGCAATGATCGACGCCGTGGTGGCCATCTGGTCCTCAGTTCTGCGCGATGGCGATCTTGTTGATGGGGATCTGGATGCTCTCGTTGACGTCAGCGGTCAGCGACTGCGGGAGCGGCCAGGCGTACTGCACCGTGCCCGACGTGCCGCTCGCGCTGGTGACCAGAGCCGCCCACTGCGCGTCCTGCAACATGGCTGCGGTGAACGGGCCGAAGGTGATCAGCGCCGAGTTCAGCGTGGTCACCGGCTGGTCGGGCGTCGGGCGGGCCGGAACGGTCCAGGCCAGCGGCTGACGGGCGTACCCAGCAGTGCCGACCTCGGGCAGCGTGGCCACGGTCGCAGAGGCGTCGACCGATCCGGTCAGGAGCGCCAGATAGACCGTGGACGCGCCACGCTTCGTGATGCCGTCGAGCGCGGTGCTCGCAGCGGCGTCGGGGAGTACGGCAGAAGCCATGGCTCAGGCCACCAGTGCTCGGAAAGCGGACAGGGGACGAGAGAGGTGTCGCACGGCGATCCCGTCCAGGGGCTGGCCCTGGTCGTCGAGAACGGTGCTGCTCTCCCACGCGGCGAAGACGACGACCTTCTCGCCCTCAGCAGACCCGGTTCCGGGAGTGCCGGGCTCGACGACGTCGATCACCTCGATTGCGGTTCCGGCTGTGAGCGACCCCTTCCCCTCACCGTGGTCAACGGCAAGGGTGAAGTGGTCCCCAGAGCGCGGCGGCTTCAGTGCCACACGTAGCCCTTCTCGTCGAGGTGGTCGTACAGGTCGGCGGGCACCTTGTAGCGGCGACCCTCCTGGAAGTCGTAGTGGTTCCCAGCGCCGAAGGTGACCTGCTCCAGGTCGGTGTTGACGCGCAACTCGCGGTCGGCGCGCTTGACGTCCACGACCTCGACGACCTCGATGACCTCGGGGGTCGCGATGGGGCCGTTGGTCAGGTCGACGACGTCCAGGTTCTCGGCGCGCTGCGCCTCAGCCATGAGGGTGATCTCGCCACGGCGAGCCTCCAACTCCACGGCTGCTTCCTTCTCCAGGCGGGCCTTCTCACGACCGGTGACGTCGCCGGGACGAACTGCTGCACGGGGCATTTGATTCTCCTTGTAGAACACGAATGTGGAACCGGTTTACCGGCTACTAACGAGAATAGCCAAGAAGGGCCTCCGGACCGTAGTCCAGAGACCCTTCTTGGTTGGAGCGAAGAACCGAGATCAGTTGGTCTCGGCCACCACGACGGCCTGGTCGGTGATCAGACCGAGGCCCCAGATGGCGTACCACGCGAGGGCGTGCTCACGACCGAAGTCGAGGATACCGCCGTCACGCAACTCCACCGGGAGGGAGATGGCGTGGCCGAAGGCGTTGTCGCCCAGGAAGAGCGACTGGTACACGTTCTGCGTACCGCCGACGCCGCCGAGGATCTTCTTGACCTGAGTGGTCTCGATGAAGACGACGTCGTCCAGGCGACCGATCTCGCCCAGCATGAAGTTTCCGGGGGCCGCGTACTTCGTGACCTCCATCCACTGCGGGGTGTCGCGCAGGCGACGGGACTGGTGGGGATGAACGAAGGACACGTAGGTCTCGCCCAGTCGCGGGACGTTCTTCGTGGCCAGCGTCTCCACGGCGTCCTTGATGACAGCCGGGGTGAACTGGTGCGAACCGTCGAGCAGCGCCCGGCTCGCAGCGGCGGTGCCGCTGAAGTACGGGTTGTACACGCCGTTGTCGCTGACGGTGCCGCCCGCGCCCTTGTAGCCGTAGATGACCGAGGACGCCTGGAGCAGGGTGTTACGCGCGCTCTCGTCCAGGTACAGGGCCATGTTGCGGCCCAGCAGACGCGAGGCCGAGGCCATGACGTCGTCGAAGGAGGCGTTCAGGAGCAACTCCGAGACGGCGACGGCGTAGCCGTGCTCCGCGACGGTGATGCTGAACTGCGACGCGCTCAGGGCGTTGGTCTCCATGCGGACACCTTCGACCAACTGCGAGGCGTTGCCGAGGTTGTTGTAACGCATGAAGTTGATCGTCAGACCGGGCTGAACACCCAACTCGGTCTTCTTGACGGCGAACTGCTCGAAGCGCAGGATCGGCATCGACTGGAACAGGATCTCCTTGGACCAGATGGTCTGGATCGCCGCGCTGAGCGTGGAGTTGGCACCCGAGTACGAGGTCGGGGAGCCCGACAGCGACGGGGTGCCGGTGATTGCACTGGCCATTTGTTTCTCTTTCGTGTCGGACGGCTAGGTCAGCCGTACAGTCCTCGACCCTGCTGGGCCTGTGAAGCGGCGGGAAGTAGAGCAGCCCGGTGCTTCGCGTAGTCAGCCATCGACATCCCCTGGATGTCAGCCGCGCTGAGCGTGCGAGTTCCCGAGTCGGTATCCATCGGGCCAGCGACTGCGTATCCCGCCGTCGAAACACCCGGCATTGCTGCACGAGCCTGACCCTGAGCGACCTTGATGTTGTTCACGATCTCGGCGCTCTTTGCCTTTACAAAATCAAGGCTAGCGTCGATTTCCTGCTTGTTGTTACCCGTCACGAACGCGGCCAATTCCGGGGCGATTTCGCCCTGGGCCTGAGCGGCAGTAACCGTCTCGCGGACGTAGTTCTGGAGAGCGTTGAACTCCTGCTCCTTGGCGAAGGCGGCGCGCTCCTGCTCGCGCTCTGCCTGCAACTGCTGGAACTGGTTCTCGAACTCGCCCTTGACCTGAGCGATGAGTTCCTTGGAACCCTTCTCCTCCCACTCCTTGCGCGCGGCCTCCTCGGCCTCCTGACGCGCCTTCTCGGCAGCAGCGGCGACCTCGGCGTCACGAGCGGCGCTCAACTCGGCGAGGGTCTTGCCCTGCTCCTCGAACTTGCTCTGCCACTCGGAGATGCGCCCGTAGACCTTCTCCTTCTCCTGCTGGCGAGCCCGCTCGATGTCCTCAGCGGTGAA